CAACAATCAAATGGTATACAGATAACCAAGATTGGTGGAAAGCTGAAAAAGAAGCAGTTGAAGCCAACTATGCTAAAACTCAAAAAGTTCTTGATAAATAATTTAAAAAGCCTACCGTATCAAGCGTTACAGCTTATGTGATAGGCTTTTTTTATAGTTTTGGGGCATTTTTGGGGCATGAATTATATTGAATTGAGTATATCGACAACTTCAGTTCGCATATTTTTGGTAATATGGGTGTAAATTTGAATGGTTGTTTTTGAATCAGAATGACCAACCCTGTCCATAATTGCTTTTAAAGGGACACCCTTTTCAGCCAGGAAACTAACAAGCGTATGCCTAAAAATATGACTTGTTAAATGTTTAGGGATAGGGTTTGAGAGTCTATTGTTAGCAGCACGGATTGATTTGTTGAATGAGTTGTCTTGAATGGGTATGCCGTTCCTGCTAACGAATATATAACCTGTTTTCTTATAACTTTGGCTAGTGTCTTCTTCTAATTTATTTAAGAGTTGAACTTCATTTAAAATCTCCCGTTCCCTCTCTGTTAGAAGAGTCTCACGCCAGCTTGAATTTGTTTTAGGAGTTTGTTTTTGAGAATTTTCATAGCCACTAGTCATGTAATCTAAGGTGCCGTGAATTTCTATATACTCTTCTTTAATATTTTCAGGTCGCAATGCAATTGCTTCACCAAATCGGCATCCATTGTAAACCATAAATTCTGCAAGCAATGCAATCTTTTTTGAAACACTATGCCTATTCATTTCTTTTAATAGTCTGTATAGCTCATCTTTTTCAAGATATTTTTGTGTTATATTTTCAAAATCTTCAATTGTTTTGGGAGGTTTCGAAAGTTTAACGCCAGTTGCAGGATTTTCCGAAACATATCCGATACTGATCGCATAATCAAAAGTTTGTTTAAAGATTTGTTTTATACGTTTTTTCTTATCGAAGCTACCTGGGACGTCATCGACTAAGTTTTGTAAAAATTTAGTAGTTACTTTTGAAAGTAATACCTTTTCATCAATCACTTTCGTCAATCCTTTTACTTTGTACTCAATTGTTTTTTGAGAAGTAGGTTTAAGGCTTGGTTTGTGATGATTCCACCATTCGTTTATAATATCAACTAACTTTGCATCTGTAGTGGTTAGTTTGGCTAGTTTTTCTTTTATTTTTCTATCAAGGATTCTTTGTGCTTCTTTGCGCGATCTTGGTGTGTCGCGGTCCATTAAAGTTGAAACTTTTCTCCACTCCCCAGTGTATGGGTGTCTATATCTTTCAACAAAATTTATTTTTCCACTTTTATGGTTTTCAATCCACATTTGCTTTATACCTCATTTCTATGTTAAAATGGGTATAGTAAAGAGGCCTACTACATGCAGGTTTTTACTATACTTTCAACTAATAACTGTACTCAAAATTTGGCGATGGAGAGTACAGTTATTTTTTGTTATAATAAATAAAAAGAACAACGATTAGGTGGTGGTATGATTGTTAAATTATTTTAAAAAAAGTAAACAATTGCAATCAAGTCAAAAAATTTTTTTGAAACAGCACTATCAAAAAAAAGCAGAATTAGACAAAGCTTTTAGAGAATCTGAGGAAAGAAACTATCACTTTAACAAAAAGTTTGATGATAGTTTTTCGCGCTACTCAAAATAAATTGCAATCGGTCTAACATAATAATCCCCTTTTGATGCGATATTAAATGAAGTAATTACAATTTCCATGAATGAGTTAGCAACGTTGGAAATAACTTCGTTAGCTGAATCAGTCTGTAAATTATCTATTGAAGAGTTCCCACTTTCTTTAGCGACCACTATACCTAGTATAGTGGCTTTTCTATTTGATAAATTCATTATTGATAACAAACTAGGTTTTAAACGAATATTTTCTGGCTCGCAAATACTTAGTGTATTATTAATTTTAGCCAAAATGGCCCCATCGTACAAACCAACCATGTAATCTGAAAATGTATTTAGCTTCTTAAAAATTTCAGGAAGAGAATTATCCAGCTGCTTTTGTAATTCCGTTTTTTTATCTTCAAGCTTAATTTTATTGCTTTTTGATATTTTAGATAATTCTTTTTCAATTTTTTCTATAGATTGAAAAATATCAGGCATAAGAAGTTTTAACTTCTCGGTGTCCATAGATTCATACAGTTTTTTAAAATCATAAAAAGTTACTCGATCATTTTGCTGAATAAATTGACCATCATCAGCACAGCCATTTACAATTTCATCTTTTAAAATTTCTAATAAAATATCAAGAGCATAGTCGTGAGTGGCAACTTCTATAAGTTCTTTATTTGTTTCAGAATAGACTAATGATTGTTTATCAGTGTTCGATTCTCCTCGATTTACATTAAAATTTGCCCCTACAGTAACTCCACCGCTAGTATTAAGAGAAGTTGCTTGCGTTGTTTCTTCAGAATTACTATTGGTTTCCCCTTTATCGAAAGCCCTTTTTAACACTAATCCTTGGTCATTTTGGGCAATTATTGAATTGACTAATTTTGTGTCAAGATAAATAATTTCTTTCAAAGTACTCCTACCTTTCTTTCCTATTCTCCTCAATCCATTTTTCAATCTTTTCGATTTGTTCATCAGTCAATGGATTTTCGTCAATATGATCCAGTAATTCCTGGATAAGCTCTTTTAAATCCCTTTTCATAAATTCCCCTTTTAGTCAGTCAAACCAGACTGTGATTTACTTGTTAAACTATCATTAGTAAATTGCAAAACAAAGTTTGCACCAACGTTACCTTTGATACCAGTAATCCAGTTTGCTGTGACAGATTTTGAACCAGAAATTAAGCTTTCGCTTGTTGTATCAGGTTCGCCCAGTGTATTCACTACGTCAGCATAAGAAGTGCCAGTTGCTAAATTATTGAATTCAGTCAAACCAATTTTAGAATCACGAGAGAATTGGAAACCAGAAATCATTTTACTAGTAGCATTATTATTGATAAATTGAATCGATACAGTAATGCCAGTAGCGTTACCGTTACCAATCCAAGTGACTTGTTCTACATTCATGCCATTTATTGATGTTGTGGAAGTAGAAGCTGGATTTCCATAAGCATTTACAACAGTATCTTTTGTTGTTCCGCCTTCACCATTATTCATTAAATCTCCAACAACTACAGAATCATACACGTCTCTAACTGCTTTTTTAGTTTCATCAACTGATGTAGATGAAGCAGTAGTTTCTGATTTTGAAGAAGTAGTCTGCTCTACAGATGAACTTGAAGAAGTATTTTTATTGTCTGTCTTTGATGAAGAACACGCGCTAAGCGTTGCAACAGACAATAAAGTCAATCCTAATAATCCAATTTTCTTCATTAATAATTCTCCATTCTCAGCTTTTAGTGTGGTTCAGTGATTGCACATAGCTTTTTTAAACAATATCCATTAAATTATAGTATTCATCAATTACCATGCACTCATCTGCCACAGTATTCAATTGGTGGCGTTGCATGAAATTGACGTAGTTGAATTCATAATCTGATTCTCTCAACTCTTCTTCTAACAAGAGACGGATCATGTGGCGGTTAGCTTGCAATTCAAATTGTTCATGACGTCTTTGATATTGGTTAGAATCGTGCTCAAGATGTCCAAGCTCATGATAAACAACCTTTTTCATAGCTTCTTCTGAAAGTGATTTATTGATAAATATGATTTTTATCTCACTAATGTAAATACCTGGACGCGGCCATAGCTCGTTATCAAAATAAGCTAGTGTAACTCCATACGATTCAACAAGTTCTTCAATAGTCATAGACTATCTTCCTTTGCTAAGTAATTTTTATTTTCTACCTTTCAAGTAGATTTCAATAATGTTTGTAATTGCATCAACATCTTCGTCAGTAAGTGGTTTACCGTCAAATGTTTTGGCATTTCTTGCCATTTTACGTAAATCTTCAGTAGTATAACCTACAACTTCATCAGATGCAATTTTTGGATTGTCAGTGCGTCCCAATAGATAATCTGTAGACACATTAAAGTAATCTGCTATTTCTTGTAACCTTTCAGCAGATGGTTGGTTTCTTTTAAGAGCATAGATAGAATTTTTGCCCAATCCTAGAGTTTCCTCTAATTTACTTAGGGAAATTCCTCGCTTTTGGGATAATTCTTTAACTCTATCAAAAGTCGTAAACATTGATTTTATCAACCTTTCTAGGGTATGACAAAAAATATTTAGAGAATTTTGTAGAAAACTGTTGACAAACAGTAGAGAATACTCTAAAATAGTTTTTGTAAATAAGATTTAACTAAAAAAACAACTAATCGAATAAATCAAAAAAAGATGTTTTGGCGAACAGGAATATTGATTTATTAGCGTTTTTTCTATGCTTTTATTTTAGAATATTCTCTAAAACATGTCAATAAAAAACGCAAAAAAATGTTAAAAAAAATAGTTATTTCTTATTTACAATTTTTAAAAGGGAGGAAAAAAGATGCCTGATATTGCAAACGGACGCAAAAAAATTTGTGACTTCTTAAAAGAAAACAATATCAAAAAAGCAGCTTTAGCAGCTGCATATGGCATGAGTCGACAAGAAGTTACTAATATTTTAAGTGGTTCAACTCGTGGCCTGAAAGCTAATCAATTTATCTTACGAGTTATTGAAGATTACAAAATTGATTAAAATTTAAAACTATCTCTCAGCTAGTAATTACAGCTCTAGCAAGTTATTATCCTTATTATATTATTTTTACGCGGTTTAATTCATTCATGGTCTCCTATATAAATATCTATCAAAAATTATGTATTTCCTCCAAAAATACATGACATTATTCAGAGACTTGCTAGGGCTATAACTGCTAGTTGAGAGCAGTAGACAATAGAAAGGAGTAGAAGATGAAACCATTTTTTTGACACAAAAAAAGCAACTGACGGCAATCAGTCACTAACAAAAATTAACTTAATTAAATTATAGCATATTTAAAAGGAGCACGCTATGCCAAAGGTCGAAATAACTTATAAGGCTGTCGGTGTTAACGAAGATGCTGAATGGGGCGACTATGATCATCTCATGCAACGTTGGGAAGGCCTTAGCAAATCCGTCGCTAAGCAATGGGCAGCTGAAATGCGTGATCATCCAGATTTCAACAGGTACATTGACAATCCAACACACAAAATTGTTTTCATCAATTATGAAGGTTTTGCACTGTTCGTCAAGTGGAAATCACGCAACAGATATTTATCAAAAAAAGAAACGTTAGCTGAAATGCTTAAGAACATGAAATTAGAAACAGGAGTTTTAACATGACATATTTAATCGTAGCAGTAGCGATTTTAGGATTAACTGAAGTACTTACATTGACTTTACTTAAACGACGTAATGAAGACATTCGCTATTATCGCAGTGAAGATTACAAAAACCACATCTTCACAGAACGAGCACGTAGCAATAGTCAAAAATGGAGTGATGCACATGATGCAGGAAATCATTAATGAAAACACATTTTTGAGAGATGAAAACAGACGTCTAAATAATGAACTGACTAAACATTACTTTGCGACTGTAGCAAAAGCAAATTTATTAGACATCATTATCGAAGAGGGTTACATTTTACAATCGACCCTTGAAAAATGTATTAATCAACTTGATGAAATTGACCAGCTAGAAATTAGAAAGGCAATGGCAAATGGTGACAATCAATAAACTTGAAATCGAAAACGTCAAGCGCATCAAAGCAGTTAAAATTGAACCATCTGCAACTGGTTTAACTGTAATTGGTGGGAATAATAATCAAGGTAAAACAAGTGTTCTGGATAGTATTGCTTGGGCTCTTGGTGGTAACAAATACAAGCCAAGTAAAGCAGAGCGTGAAGGGTCAATGGTATCGCCTACGCTTAAAGTGACACTTTCAAATGGGCTGATTGTGGAACGCAAAGGTAAGAATAGTGCACTTAAAGTAGTTGACCCAAATGGCCAAAAAGCAGGGCAACAGCTGTTAGATAGCTTCGTGGAAGAGTTAGCTATCAATCTTCCTAAATTCATGGACAGCACGCCAAAAGACAAGGCTAACACGCTTTTACAAATCATTGGTGTTGGTGACCAGTTAGCTGAATTGGAGTTGAAAGAAAAGGAAATTTACAACCAGCGTCATGCGATTGGTGTGATTGCTGACCAAAAGGAGAAGTTCGCCAAAGAGCAGCCATACTATCCAGATGCCCCGAAAGAACTGGTTAGTATTTCTGACCTCATCCAACAGCAACAAGCCATTTTAGCTAAGAATGGTGAGAACGCTCGTAAACGTCAAAATGTGACAGTTATTCAACAAAACTATGACTTCAAACAACAAGAAGTTGATGAACTAAAAAAGAAGCTTAGAGTAGCTGAACAGCAATTAGATCAACTAACAGAAGATTTACAAATTGCACAGACTGACGCTATGGATTTGCACGACGAGTCAACAGCTGAAATCGAAGAAAATATTGCACGTATTGACGAAACTAACAGACGTGTTCGTGCTAACCTGGACAAGGATAAAGCAGAAGAAGATGCTAAGCAACAACGCGAACAATACAATCAATTGACTAACGAAATCGAGGCTGTTCGTCAACAGAAAAAAGATTTGTTAACTAACGCAGACTTGCCACTTGAAGGCTTGTCAGTTGATGACGGTAAGCTACTTTATCAAGGGCAAGAGTGGGATAACATGTCTGGTAGTCAACAGCTTATGGTGGCTACTGCGATTGTTCGTAAGCTTAAACCAGAATGTGGTTTTGTTCTGATTGACAAACTAGAACAAATGGACCAAGTCACACTTGAACAGTTCGGCACTTGGTTAGAACAAGAAGGTTTGCAAGCTATTGCCACAAGAGTGTCAACTGGTGAAGAGTGTGCTGTCATTATCGAAGATGGCTATTCAGTCGTCAACGAAACGCATCAAGCACCAGTTACAAAACCAACATTTACAGCAGGAACATTTTAAAAAGGAGAAAAACAATGAAACAAACTGAAACATTTATCGTATTTCGCAGCAAAGAAAAAGGTTATTTTCTAAGCGCGTATAAAAACAATGAAAATGCTCTAGCATTTACAGCTAACTATACCAAAGAAATTAAATCAGCGCTTTCTATTCCTGAAGAGAATTTCAAAGAAGATAAGGAAAAATACGAAGGCTTGTTACAAGCATTTGAAGCAGAACCACTAAAAGTTGAAACTGAATATACACTCACGATACTAGACGGTGAAGAACCAGAAGAAATTAAGGCCGACAATCAAAGCAAGGCTAAAATGCTATTTGATGCGCTTGATGATATTTTTGGGGGTGACGATTAATGCAAATCACAAAAGGAAAACGCGCACGAGCCCAAAAAGTAGTCATCTATGGTCCAGAAGGTATTGGTAAATCAACCTTTGCATCACAATTCCCAGGAGCAGTATTTATTGACACCGAAGGCTCAACCGACAACATGGACGTTTCACGCTTGAATAAACCGTCAAGCTATACCATGCTAAAAAATGAAATTGCATGGGTCAAAGCTAATCCTACTTGCTGCAAGACACTTATTATTGACACAATCGACTGGGCAGAAAGCTTAATAGTAGATGATATCTGCGCACTGCATCAGAAAAAAGGTATTGAAGATTTTGGGTATGGTAACGGTTATGTTTACGTTAAAGAAGAATTAGGACGTTTTTTGAACAGTTTATCAGAACTTGTAGATTTAGGTATCAATATTGTGTTAACTGCACATGCCCAAATTCGTAAGTTTGAACAGCCTGACGAGATGGGATCTTATGATCGTTGGGAACTTAAGCTTGGTAAAAAAACAAGCTCACAAACTGCACCACTCGTTAAAGAATGGGCTGATATGGTTTTGTTTGCAAATTATAAAACAGTCGTAATGACTGCTGATAACAAAAAGAAAAAAGCTACTGGTGGACAACGTGTTCTGTACACGCAACATCACCCAGCATGGGATGCTAAGAACCGTCACAACTTACCAGAGGAAATGCCGTTTGATTATGCAGGCATTGCACACATCTTCAATCAAGTACCTGCGCCTGCACAAACACAGCCTGCATCTCAACCACAACAGACAGCGCCTGAACCTGCTCCACAGGTAACAGCACAGGGACAGACAGCAACTGCTGAACCAGCGCCACAAGCTCAACCAGAAGTGCCTGAAAACTTGACACAGCCTGCGCCAGAACGTCAGCCTTACCAAGAACCTAACTTGGCTTTACCACAAGCTTTGCGTGATTTGATGATTCAAAACCAAGTCACAGAGCTTGAAGTTCAAAAGGCAGTAGCTCAAAAAGGTTACTATCCAGAAAATACACCAGTAGTGATGTATGACCCTGGATTTATCGACGGTGTGCTTATTGGCGCTTGGGAACAAGTCTTTAGCATGATTAAAGACAATCGTATTTTACCATTTTAATAATTAACAGAAAGAGGAACATTAACATGACACAATTTAACAATAACTTTGATTACGAACTTGGATGGGATGATGAAATCGTAACAGACGCAAAAGAATTCGTACAGCTCACACCTGGTGACTATCAATTCACAGTAACTAACCTTGAACGTGGACGCCACACGCCGAATCCTCAAAATCCAGGGAAATTGCCAGCTTGCAACAAAGCTACACTTACCCTTCAAATCGAAACAGCAGAAGGTATTGCACAATTGACACACAACCTATTCTTGCATACATCAACTGAAGGTATGTTGTCAGCATTTTTTGGTTCTATTGGTCAAAAGAAACACGGTGAGCCACTTCGCATGAATTGGAACAACGTGGTTGGTGCTAAAGGTGTTTGTCGAGTTAACAAACGTAAAGGTACTGGACAATATGCTGACCGTGAATATGACAACATTAAAGCAATGATTTACGCAGATGAAGTTGATTGGACTAAAGTATTGAACGCGAACGTGCAAGATCAACCACAACAGCCTACATATCAACAACCAATGCAACCAACAGCACCTCAACAATACCCACAACAACCACAAGCGCCTCAACAAGCTGCAGGATTCCAAGCTGGGCAATTTTAAGAGGTAGCTAATGAAACTTAGAAAATATCAAGAAGAAGCCCGCGAAGCTGTTCAGCAAGAGTGGGAAGAGGGTAGAAAACGCACATTGCTCGTTCTTCCTACTGGGTGTGGTAAGACTATCGTATTTTCTAAGATTATCGAAGACCGTGTGAGAAAGGGCGAGCGAGTGCTCGTCCTGGCACATAGGTCAGAACTCTTAGAACAAGCTAGCGATAAATTAAAAACTGCTACAGGCTTAGGAACAGCACTAGAGAAAGCAGAGAGCACATCAATTGGTTCATGGTTCCGTGTTGTTGTTGGTTCGGTCCAAACAATGCAACGTGAGAAACGGCTTAACCAATTCCCACCAGATTATTTTGACACAATTGTGATTGATGAAGCTCATCATGCTATTTCAGATGGCTATCAACGAGTGCTACAACATTTTGAATCGGCTAACGTGTTAGGCGTTACAGCAACCCCAGACAGAGGAGATAAAAAGAATTTAGGTAAGTTCTTTGACAGTCTTGCTTATGAATATTCAATTGTAGATGCAATCAAATCTGGTTATTTATCAAAGATTACAGCAGTTACTATACCGCTGACATTGGACTTATCGTCAGTCAGTCAACAAGCGGGTGATTTCAAAGCTAGCGAAGTTGGCACAGCGTTAGATCCATATCTAGAACAAATCGCAGATGAAATGGTTAAGCAATGTTCAGACCGCAAAACAGTTGTGTTCTTGCCACTAGTTAAGACGTCTAAGAAGTTTCGTGACATTTTAAACAAGAAAGGTTTTAAAGCCGCTGAAGTGAATGGCGAATCAGAAGACCGTGCGGAAGTCTTAGAAGATTTTGATAAAGGTAAATACAATGTTCTTTGCAATTCTATGCTACTAACTGAAGGCTGGGACTGCCCAAGTGTTGACTGTGTGGTGGTATTAAGACCGACAAAAGTTAGAGCACTGTACAGCCAAATGGTTGGGCGTGGTACACGATTAGCTGAAGGAAAAGATAATTTATTGATTTTAGATTTTCTTTGGCACACCGAACGTCACGAGCTGTGCAGACCAGCGCATTTAATCACAGATAGTCCTGAAGTGGCTAAGAAGATGGTCGAAAACATGGCTGAGCAGACTAACCAACAATTTGAACTGCTGGAAGCTGAAGAAACAGCAAGCAAGGACGTTGTGGCTGAACGTGAAGAAGCACTTGCTAAGCAGTTGTCAGAAATGCGTAAGCGCAAACGTCGACTAGTTGACCCGTTGCAATTTGAAATGTCTATCCAAGCTGAAGACTTAGCAGACTACGTGCCAGCATTTGGAATTGAGATGACACCACCAACAGACAAGCAGTTAAAAGCATTAGAGAAGTTTGGTATCTTTACGGATGACATTGGTAACTTTGGTAAGGCTAGTAAATTGTTAGACAGACTTAAGAAACGTCAAACAGAAGGCCTTACAACACCTAAACAAATTCGATTATTAGAACGCTACGGTTTTAAGAATGTTGGTATGTGGACATTTGACGGCGCAAGTAATCTAATCAATCGCATTGCAGCTAATGGTTGGCGTGTTCCTCGTGGTATTCGACCAGCGGAATTTAAACCAGAATAAGAAAGGATAAACATGGCAGAGAGAGATTTTGACCTGCTACCATTGCTGGATTATATCAATCCTGCCATGGTGGATTACAGTACATGGTGTCAAATCGGTATGGCCTTAAAGCACGAAGGCTATACGGCAATGGACTGGGATAATTGGTCACAAGCTGATACACGTTACAAAAAAGGTGAATGCTTCAAGAAATGGACAACCTTCAACGAAGAAGCAGGTAGTGTTGTAACAGGAGCCACAATCACACAATTAGCAAAAGATAATGGCTGGCAACCTGCTTCAAATGGACGTGGTGATTCTCACGAATTAGATTGGGAAGATACGATTGATCGTGATTATCAAATCGTAGATAAAAACTGGATTGAGTCGAAAGAAATCAGAGAACCATTGAACTGGCAACCTGCACAAGAATTAATCAAGTATCTTGAAACGCTGTTTGATTCAACAGATTTAGTTGGCTACGTGACTGCTACCTATCCAATTGAGACGGACAATGGCACGATTCACAAACCAACGCAAGGTAACTTTGATAGAACAGCTGGAGAACTTATTCAGTTATTGCAAAAGACGCCTGACGACATTGGAGCTGTCTTTGGTGATTACAAGGAAGAAGCAGGTGCGTGGATTCGATTCAATCCGTTAGACGGTAAAGGTGTAAAAAATGACAATGTCACTGAATATCGTTATGCCTTAGTTGAATCTGATACGCTCGATATTGGCAAACAATATGCACTGTTTAAAGAGTTAGAGTTACCAATTGCAACGCTTGTCCATTCTGGTAAGAAATCACTGCACGCAGTCGTGAAAGTAGATGCGCGTGATTATCAAGAGTATAGGAAACGTGTTGATTACATCTATCAAATCTGTAAGAAGAATGGGCTTGATATTGATACGCAGAACCGCAATCCTAGCCGTTTGTCACGCATGCCTGGTGTCACACGTAACGGACGTAAACAGTTTTTGATTGATACTAACATTGGTAAGGCGAATTACGAAGAGTGGTATCAATGGGTTGAAGACTTGAACGATGATTTACCAGACCCTGAGGGACTGTTAGACAGCTGGGACGATATGCCAGAACTAGCACCTGAGCTTATTCATGGGATTTTGCGTCAGGGCCACAAGATGCTAATCGCTGGTCCATCTAAGGCTGGTAAGTCGTTTGCATTGATTGAACTATCCATTGCCATCGCTGAAGGTGCTAAATGGCTTGGTTGGCAATGTGAACAAGGACGTGTCTTATATGTCAATCTGGAATTAGATAGACCATCAGCGCTGCACCGTTTCAAAGATGTGTACGCAGCTATGGGAATTCCAGCAAACAATCTTCAAAATATTGATGTTTGGAACTTACGTGGTAAGACCGTTCCAATGGATAAATTGGCACCTAAGCTAATCAGACGATCACTTAAAAAGAACTATCAAGCAGTCATTATCGACCCGATTTACAAGGTGCTGACTGGTGATGAAAACAGTGCGGACCAAATGGCACACTTTACAAACCAGTTCGATAAAGTCGCTACTGAATTAGGCTGTTCAGTCATCTACTGTCACCACCACAGTAAAGGTGCACAGGGTGGTAAGAAATCAATGGATCGTGCCAGTGGTTCAGGGGTGTTTGCGCGTGACCCTGACGCACTTATTGATTTAGTGGAACTTGATTTGACTGAAACTATCATCAAACAACGTACTGATGAGGCAAAATGTGAAGTGTTCAAACGTGCTATCAAAGAACGTAACTTGGATTACTACCAGCACGAAATCACGCTTGATGATATGCATAGCGTTGCAGAAATGAGCAAACATTTTGATAAAGCGTTAGACGATATCATGGTCAGAAAACCATATCTACATGAGATTCAGCAAGTTGAACATTCAATCAATATTGCAACAGCATGGCGTGTTGAAGGGACACTTCGTGAATTTGCAAAATTCCCACCAGTCAATATGTGGTTCAGCTATCCAGTTCACAGTGTGGATACAACAGGCGTGCTTGCAGATATTCAGTTGGAAGACAGCAAACCACTTTGGCAAAAAGCGAAAGAATCACGAAAAACAAAAGAACAGAATTTAAAGGAACGAAACCAAAAATTAGAAACAGCGTATAGCGCTTTATTTGATGGAACAGCTCCAGTAACTGTTCAAGAAATCCGTGAATACTTGGATTTAAAATCCAACAAAAGCGTAGAAAATTACATCAAAGAACATGATGGTTTTGATGTCAAAAAAGGAATTGTGTTTAAAATTTCTGCAAATCAAGAAACGGAAAAGAAAGAAAATAACTAGAAGAATTCCAAAGAAAAATCCTGTTATTTTCTTTTCTCAAATCGGAAAAATACTAGTTCTTTTCTTTTCTTGCTAGTTTTAGAAAAATTGGAAAAATACTAGTTCTTTTCGGGAAAAGAAAAGCAATAGACTTAAAAGTCGTAATGGATTGTTTTTCCTTCGTCAAAAGTCAAAGAGAAAAGGAAAAGGGGCTGTAAGCTCTGCCCCTTTATCCTTTGTCTCATCTTTGACAAAGGCGCGTATATGAAAAACGTAAAAAATGAAAGAAGGTAAAAATGGCTAGAAGTAAAAAGGTAAGGTCTAAGAAATTAGAAGTTGGAAAATGTATGCCACCACTTTATCATAAGTTACCTAATAAAGAATACTCTGTTGAAAATTCAGAAGTGCTTCAATGGATTTCGAAACAACCTGATTTGTTAGAATGGACTTTTGCACAACTGAAAAGTGCAGGTTATGTTGAATATAACTCAGAAACTGGAGTGTGGTCTGGAATCGAAGACTAGGAGGTGTAAAAATGATTACAACGGAAACTACAATTAAAGAAATTTTTCAGGTAATGATGGATGCTAATGTAAACATTGTTAATGTTGATTTTGATGTTGATGATATCCCAGCGCGGTTGCAAATTAAGTTAACAATACGTGACCAACAAGCGGAGTGGAAAGAGGAATAGATGGAAAAAAATAAATATACTTTGCCAGAAGCAATAATTGCCATATGTGTACTGTTTCCAATTGCCATTGTTTTATCAGGATTTGTTATTGCTTATGGTTGGAACAATATTTTAGCTACAATTGCAGGAGTCCCTAAAATTACAATTATTCAAGCCGTTGGTTTAGATGTCCTTGTTAGTTTTATTGTCAGCAGTGGACGTGACTCTGAAGTAGAAGGTTTTGTTGATCTTTGTTTTAGAGTGCTTTTACCACCCATTACTACTTTACTAATCCTTTGGATAGTAACGTTGTTTATGTGAGGAGTGCGGGATGATTGAATTTTTTATCCCAATGAAAAAAATTCCAACAGTTACTCACCAGCAAAAAAAGGTACGTGTTGTTCGTGGTAAGCCACAGTTTTACGAGCCTGAAAAGCTAAAGGAAACGCGAGCAATGTTCATGGACAAATTAGCACCGTATGCGCCAAATGAACCGTTGGACGGTCCGTTGAGGTTAACTACTAAATGGTTGTTTCCAAAAATAAAAGGAACAACTAACGGTCAATACAAGCATACGAAACCAGACACGGATAATCTTGTTAAGCTGTTGAAGGATTGCATGGAAAGAACAGGATTCTATGTGAATGATTCGCGTGTAGCTAGTGAAGTGATTGAGAAATTTTGGGCTGACACAGTAGGGATTTATGTGAGGTTAGAAAAATTATGAGTAGCAAAGGTGGAAACAAATTAAAAGCAAAACATTGTGTGGGCTTTTATGAACAACACACAGAAAATGCGTTGGAAGTGTTGGATGAGTTTATCGAGTGGACTCACAAAGAACACTTAAAAAACTATATCGTAATCGGCAAGATGTTGAATGTTTCTCCAAACAAAGCGAATCGATTGCTGCACAGAGAAGTCTTGCCAGAAGATAAACATATCGTCAAGAAAATGAAAGAGGTCATGAGTCGTGGCGTTAGTTAAAATATACAGATTTGAGGATTCTAAAACAGGTGAAACTTTTGAAGGCACGCGTGACGAGTATGCGTTTCACTTAGGTGTGACAAGACCTGCTGTTGATTCTCGTATTCACACAGGACGTGCTAGTGCTACTGTAGTGGGTAAGAAAGAAAATGGTGCAGGCAATGTCAGAAATGTGTTTACTGAAGTTGCAACAGGTAGAGAATTCTTTGGCTACTACAAAGAGGCAACAGAATATTTTGACATTCCTTATGTTAGGTTGAAAAAATACATTGCTGAAGGGATTATCACTGTTGAATCACCTGCTAAGGCAGTTAGAAAGCCAAGAGATAGCTGGGATGTTGTTTCTGACAAAAAAACAAAACAGAAACGTCGCTTACAGTGTCTACTGAAAAGTTTTGCTGTTTGAAAGGAGTTGCTAAACATGAAGATTGATTATATTGATTTCTTTCAAACGGAAGTTCCCAATTGGATGAAAGCTAGTAATCAAAAGTCACAAGAACTTGGTTTTGGAACGATTGAATACTGGGAATGGGCGAATCAATCCATTGTGGCAATTTGCGAAAAATACGGAAATGATGAATTAGTAAATGGTCAGTTTCAGCTTATCTGGGAATGGTTAGATAAGCAAGCGAAAGGAGTAAGTCATGTATGAAGTAGTGTTGTATTTTGACAATATGGTTGATGAGACGTACCGCTTTGACACCTACAAAGAAGCACTTGAAAAAGTGAATAATCTCAAATGGCAGTATCGTACCAAACGCTTATACAGCTTTAAAGTGAGAAAGGTTGAGAGATGAAAAATGATGTTTTAGTGATTGGATTAATTGTCATGCTTGCGGCGTTTATGTGTATTGCTGTTGGCTATGACATTGGTAAACATGAAGGCAAGTCCAAAATGACAGAGTTAAAAACAGAGCTTAGACAAGCTAAGGTGCAAATTAAACTCTTGGAAGAAAATCAAGTGATTGTGTATTACGCTGATAGCTACGGTGGTAACCCATAACGGTATCAGGTCGGTTCGATTCCGACCATGGGTATAACCCGAAAATAATTTTTCATATTGGAGGTGGTTAAAGCACTCCTTCTTACACGCTTTGAACTACCATTCAAAAATTAGTACGATTAGTTAGCTTTTCGGGTGGTTAACTGTCAAATAGGCTGAAATAAATTTTTAGAAATGAGGAACTCCTTTTTTAACAATAACTCAATCTAAAGCGAATCATCAGCCGTTCGTGATTATACAAGGCACAATCATGGTAATTCATATTTGAGTCGTGTGTCTGCTCAAAATCATTAAAAAGAAAGGAGCTATCTTTTAAGGATTATGCAAAAAAGGCCCGCTTTCGCAGACCCTTGGTAAATGATATTAATGCTTACATTTATTATATCATAAAGGAGATGTAAAAGTGGGGAAGTTAAGTAATTCGCAATTAAAAGCACTTGATGAGCTATTGTTTGATTATGTGAGCATTGACCATAAGATTGCAGTACGTAAGCTAGAAATTAGTGACGTTCCAAATACAGATGAAAACGTAGGTGGTGGACGTACAAACATCGTATCTAAACCAACTGAAAACTTAGTTGCTAAATGGGATAGCGACCAGCGCCTAAATAGTCTGTACGCTCAAAAACACGCTGTTGAGAGCACGTTAAGCACGTTAGATGAAGACATGACCCAAATCTTTTGGCTACGTTGGTCTCGCGGCAGTGTTAATACATGGGAAGAAATTGCTGATAAAATGGCATATGACCGAAGTACAATTTATCGCAGACGTCAACGAATTTTAGAAATTTTTGCTGATTTTTATGGTTTTTGTTAAATTTGCGACTTTTGGTGCTATTTGTCGCACGATTAAAACGTTATTATGGTATCATCAAGATTTAAAGGTAAGGACGAGGATTATTGAGGGTCTTTCTCGTCCTTATTTTTGTTGGGCCGCAACAGGTCAGGTCACAATGGCTAGAGTTGAAAATAAATGGTGAAGGATTAAACATCTTGTGACAGATGCCTAAAAACGATACACAATGCAGGTTGAGTGTATCATGCTTGTTTGTGCAACCTTTTGGACAAGTGGTAGGAACATAGCTCAGATGGTAGAGCAACTGACTTTTAATCAGAGGGTTACTGGTTCGAGCCCAGTTGTTCCTGTTGCATTTATTGCAAAAATCCATATTTTTTATCAGAAAGCCTATTATACTATTGAGTAAAGGCTTTTTTAATAGTATGATTAAAATGATAAAAATATATGGAGAAATAAATTATGAATTTAGAAAGTGAAAAAAGAATTACTTTGCATATCTCGGGTGAAGCAATGGACGATAAAAAAGGGTACGAGTTAAAATATATCATAAAGTCGTTGCAAAACTTTGAAAAAATATCGCAAAAAACATATTTATTTTTAACTAACCAAAATAGAATGACGATAGAGAATGCTGAAGATTTTAAAGTATACATAACAAATATTAGGCCAGGTTCTTTTAAAGCCGATGTTATTCTTTTTTGTCAAACTTATATACTACCATTGGTTCCAATCGTTGGTGATCATGGTGATTTGGTTTGGGAGTGTATTTTGAATTCTTTTGATTTTTTAAAAAGGGTTTCTGCAGCCAAGAAAGAGGGAAAAAGTGTGAACATTGAAAATAACGGAGACAAGGCGATAGTTATTGTGAATAATGGCAATGACGTAACTATTAATCATTATGAGTATCCAAATTATGTACCAGAATTAGGACAACAGCTAGCGCCTTATTTTACAGACTTAGCTACAGTTGTCAACTCAAAGGTGGAGACCGTTAATTTTGGATCTGACATGGGGGAGTTAACCTTGGATTCTAATAATGCTAATTTATTTAAAAAACGATCTTACCTAACCGAGGAAACATTTGAGATATCTGGTGAAATAACAGTATTAAACTCTCATAGTTATACAGGTAAAATAAAAATATCAGATAATCAATTTTTTGATGATGGCGAGTATAACTTTGAAGTTGCGAAAGGGTTGCGCTATCCAGAATTTTTACAATCAGGGGTGTTGCATAGAGTTGGTTATGTTTGCTGTAAAAAGATAGTTTTTGATCCAACAAGTCCATTAAGTGAAAAAATAGTTGGAGTTAAAATTTTAGAAAAGTTATAAGATATATCCAGTCACACGTTTGTGTGGCTTTTTATTTTAGATTGGAGGTGATGGAAAATCACTAAATTAACTTTAAAACAACAACGTTTTGCAGATGAGTACATCATCTCTGGAAATGCAACGGATGCAGCTGTTAAAGCGGGTTACGCTACAAGGTCAGCTAGGGCAATTGGTCAAGAAAACTTGACAAAACCTGACATAAAATCTTACATTGATGAACGCTTATCTGAAATCCAATCAGAAAAAATAGCTAATCAAGAAGAAGTCATGCAAGTTTTGACTTCGGTCTTACGTGGTGAACGTGAAGAAGAAGTTGTTGAATTAAATAAAGAAACTGGTATGTTTGTTAAAACGACCAAAAGGCCCGATACATCAGCTGTTATTCGTGCAGCAAACGAAATTATGAAACGTTATCCACTGCCTAAAGAGATTAAACTCGAAGCCAACGTCACAACAAACAAACTTGACGGTATTTTGGCACAGTTAGAAGATGATAGCTCATGAGCAACATGATTCTATCTGATAAATATAAAGCGTTCTTGCGACACAATGCTAAAGCCGAAGCTCTTGAAGGAACAACAGCTGCTGGAAAGACAACGGTTGGTGCTTTTAAATTCATGTTAAAAGTCGCTAAGTCATCTAAAAAGTTACACTTTATTGCTTCAAAATCAATTGGTGACGCGGAAAAGAACATTATTAATTCTGATTTGGGGATAGTTGATATTTTCGGAGAGTTGGTCGATTATCGTGGGAATGGTAGTCTTGATTATAAAATTCCACATTTGGTTTATCACGTCGATAACAAACCAGAGAACGATAAGATTGTTTTCGTTCTTGGGTACGAAGATAAAACCAAATGGAAAAAGGCGCTGGGTTCACAATTTGGTTGTGGTTACATTGACGAAATCAACACGGCTGATACAGACTTTGTTCAAGAATCAACTATGCGCTGTGACTATTGGATGTGCACCATGAACCCAGACGACCCAACATTACCGATTTATGAGCAATACATCAATCGTTTTCGTGCCTTGCCAGAATATGAACAAGATACGCCAAAGGAAATTCAAGAAGAATTAGACAAACAACCAGCACAGCCAGAATGGACGTACTGGTTTTTTAATTTCGACCATAACGCAGGACTGCCAGAGGATAAAAAACAACAGATTATCAATACAGTAGCCCCTGGGACTAAGATTTACAAAAATAAAATCTTAGGGCTTCGTGGTCGGTCGGAAGGTCTTATTTTCTCTATGTTCGAGAGACAGCGCAATGTCATTACGCGTAAGCAAGCTAAATCGTTCAGCTATGCACAGTTTTCGTGTGGTGTTGATACGTCTTATTCTGAACAGTCAAATGACACAATCGCTTTTATTTTTCAAGGTATTACGCGAGACGGTAAGCTAGTAACACTTGCCGAACGAGTTTACAACAATAAAGATTTGAGTGGTGATAAGATAGCGCCGTCAGATACAGTTGAGCTACTACATAAGTTCTTAAGCGACTGTAAGGACGATTGGGGCTTTGCACGTAGGATTTACGTTGATAACGCAGACCAAGCAACAATTATGGAATTGAGGAAATACGCTAATAAATATGGTCTGCTATACGAGTTCATGAATGCGAACAAGAAAGTCAAAATCATTGACCGTATAAATTTAATGGCTGGATGGATGAAACAAGGTTACTACTTTGTCGTTGATGACTGTGAAAATCATTTACATGAATTAGATGTCTACAGCTGGAAAGAAGGCAAGGATGAGCCAGAGGATAGAAACGACCACACCATCAATGCTTGTCAGTATGGCTTTATTCCGTACATCAAAATGATTGGTGAAAGGCAGAATAATTCTAACCAGTTCGATACGCTTCGGGCTGGTTTTGGTTTGTAATGAAAGGATATTATGACATATAGAGAAACTTTTGTAGATAGCACAGGGAAGAACAAGACTCTTGAGCTACGTTTTCATCGTGAAGCGCGTATGAGGTACAGTGTTCATGATTTAGATACGTTATTTGCTGATGACTATCGCTTACTTAAGGAAATACTACATCACCACGAAACAATACAGAAACCACGTATTCAAGAACTGCTTGACTACGCTGAGGGAAATAATCACGATATCAGCAAAGCTGGTCGACGTCGTGATGATGACATGGCAGACACTCGTGCCATTCATAATTTTGGACGTGCAATTGCTGTATTCAAACAAGGGTATTTGGTTGGCAATCCTATTCAGGTTTCTTATGAGGATGACAGCTATCAGGAACAATTGGACGAATTAGCTAAGCAAAATGATTTCCACCAGCTAAACCGTTCACTAGTACTTGATTTGTCTAAGACCGGTCGTGCTTATGACTTGGTTTATCGTGCACAAGATGATACGACACGAGCAGTTAAGCTAGATCCGTTAAGGACATTTGTCATTTATGACGACACTCTGGAGATGCACAGTGTCGCTGGTGTACGTTACTATCAAGCTAATCCGTTTGATAATAAGAAAAAGATTGTTGAAGTTTACACGCCAAGTAACATTATGACGTTTGAATATGACGGTACACTTAACGAAATCAACAAAACCCCACATGCGTTTAAGTTAGTTCCAATCACGGAATATATGAATAATTCAAACGGGTTAGGTGATTATGAGACAGAGCTGTCATTGATTGACTTGTACGACGCTTCTCAATCTGATACAGCTAACTATATGCAGGACTTATCAGACGCTATTTTGGCTATCATAGGTCGTGTTAACTTCCCAGCCGATTGTGATACAGCACAAAAGCAGATTGAGTACATGCGTAAAATGCGTAAAGCTCGTTTGTTAAACTTAGAGCCACCTATTGACCAAGAGGGCAACGAAGGAACAGTTGATGCTAAGTATTTGTACAAGCAATATGATGTTAACGGTACAGAGGCTTACAAGAAACGTGTTGTTAATGACATCCATAAGTTCACTAACACACCAGATATGACCGACGATAATTTTGCTGGTGTTCAGTCTGGTGAAGCTATGAAATGGAAAGTATTTGGTCTTGACCAGGAACGTGTTGATATGCAAGCTTTGTTTGAAAGGTCTCTTAAACGTCGTTATCGTCTAGTGGCTAACATTGGTAAAGTTGCTCGTGAAATGACAGATTTTGACGTGTCTAAATTAATCATTACATTTACGCCGAACTTACCTGCAGACACAGCAAACATTGTCACAAATGCTAAGAATCTGTATGGCATGGTCAGTGATGAAACTGTTTTTGATATGCTTCAAACGGCGACTGGTGTTGATGCTAAAATTGAAATGGAACGTTTGAACTCCGAAGAACCACAAGAACCAGAACCACGAATTGGTGAGGTGACCGCTGATGAGCAAGAAGCACAATGATTACTGGTCAAAGCGTAGTGATGACATTATACACTATGTTGACGGTACAGACATTGATATGTTTGCTGAATTGCAAAAGGTTTATGTTGAGCAATCTGCAGAGCTCCAACGTGATTTATTTGCGTTTGTAACAAAATATGCTGATGATAACAAAATGAGCTATTCTGACGCTCTACAACGCCTTAGAGGTGTCGACCTATCAGATTATCAAGCGAACGCTAAGAAGTATCGTGAGCAGGCCAAAAATAACCCAGATTTGCTAAAACGACTTAATGAACAATATGCTGGTTCAAAAGTAACACGATTCGACGCATTAAACCTTGAAATGACTTATAAAATTGGTGTTATGCAAGGCATTATTGAGAAGTCGTTTGAAAACTATTTGAAGTCAACTGCTAAGTATGCTTATAGGAAAGCTATGGGTGGTAATAGTGGCGCATTGAATGAACCAGCATTAAAAGAACTTATCAATACACCGTTTAATGGTCGAAATTATTCGCAGCAACTATGGGGCAATTCAGATGATTTAGCCAAGGATTTGAGAAATGTTCTGAAGCGTGGGTTTATTCGTGGTGATGATGTTCGTAGTATGGCTGGGGAACTTGCTAAGAAGTACAATGTAGCACGTTCGCGAGCGCAAACACTTATTAGGACTGATGGCACAGCGATTGTCAATCGTTCAGCTATCAAACGCTATGAAGAGTCTGGTTTGGAATTCTATCGCATATCTGTACAGATGGACAATAGAACGTCTGACATATGCATTAGGATTCATGATGAAGATAAACGTTATAGAATTGATGAGTTCGAAACTGGTGTAACTGCACCACCATTTCATTATAATTGTCGGTCCGCTGTTATTCCTGATGAAGATGAGTTAGACGAACAATCGTTAAGAAATATTGGAAAAGCAAATGTAGATAGCTTATTTGAAGATGTATCAAAGATTTGGGATGAAGTTTCTCATGGCGTGGTAGATAGAGAACAAATAAGAAATAAGTTGCAAGATAGGTATGATATAGGCGTTTTATCGTCTAAAATTAGTCGATATGCGGCATTTAATAATGTTTATATAGACGGCAATAGTTTATCTTCATCTTTGCGTTCTCATGGTCAACAGTATACTTTAGATGAATTTAAATTGATTGAAGATGTAATTAAAAAACCTTATTTAGCTCTTGATAATTCTTCAAGGGTGGAAGGCTCACTTCTTCTTTATGCTAAAATACCTAACAAAGACCGTTTAGTTATGGAAGCAGTTATTATTCCTCGTGATGAAATGATGATGATTCATTTCAATAAAGTAGGTATTAGGCAAGAGAAGAAGAATAGAAAAAACAATGTAATACTTTACGAAAAAGGCAAAGAATAGTATAATATAGGTGAGAAAAGATAGAGGTTGAGAATCTGTCACCAACACGCCGCTTAGCTAGCGGGTCAGAAATGCGGGAGCCTCGACAGTCCCGCCTATCTTATTACTATTTGCGCTTAGAGTTATAATCTAGGCGCTTTTTTTGTACCCAAAAAGGAGAAGATATGTTTATTTGGCAGTTAATTTTAAACGCACTAGGTTTGTTAGTTTTAGTGATTATTTGTGGCTTCATTGCTATTGCAGTAAAAAGTTTTATTAAGGAATTGAAAAAATAACTTGGCTGAACTGTTCGGAATTTCCGAATGGTTCTTTTTGTGGAAGATTACTCAAGTGGTTAAGAGGGCAGGTTGCTACCTTGCTAGGCGTGTAAAAGCGTGCGTGGGTTCGAATCCTACATCTTCTGTTGACGTGGCTAGTCATTAAATAAGCCAAATAATAACTTACTAGCGTGGCTTATTGCGTTAGGTATGGAAATTACATTCGGGCAAGACTAGAAAACGTGAGACGTCCGTTTTCGTGGCTTTAAGAACGTTTGGAAGTATCTAGCAAGATAGGACTAGCATGGGAGGAACAAAAATGAAAAAAGAACTTTTAGCACTTAACATGCGTAACTTACAACTTTTTGCTGATGGTAGCGAAGCTGGTGCTGACGACAACGGCGGTGCAGGCACAGAGGGCAACGAAAGCAATAACAACGGTAATGGTAACGGTCAAGAGTTCAAAGGTCCGCAATCACAGTCAGAATTAGATAGTCTTACGAATAAAGCTGTGCAAAAAGCTTTAGAAAATTACAAAAAAGGTGAGCAAGAGCGTATTAAACAACGTATTGCTGAAGCTCTTGAAAAAGAAAAAGATTATGCTAATTTATCGGCTGCTGAGCGTGCTAAACGTGAATTCGAAGATAGTAAGTCAGCTTTTGAACAAGAAAAAGCACAATTTGAACATGAAAAATTAGTCGTTCAAGTTGAAAAGGACCTTGTTTCAAAAGGGTTACCAGCTGATTTTGCCGAATTATTAGCCGTTGGTGATGCCGAACAAGCACTTGAACAAGTCAGCAAATTTGAAAAAGCCTTTAACGACGCTGTTAACGCTAAAGTCAAAGTATCATTACGTCAGCCAGCACCTAATGCAGGTGGTAATGGTGCTTCACAAACGAATTATGGTGCAAGTCTTGCCAAAAATTCAATTAAAACTGGTGAGAAACTATTTTAAAGGAGAGCTTATATGCCAACTAAGAAATTATTTGGAAATGCTGAAATTCTTCATAATTTACCTTACGAAGCGATTTCAGTTACTGTTGACAAGTCAACAACAGGAACAGTTACAGAAAATGCACGTACAATTTTAAAAGCTGGTACGTTAGTAGCTGGTGATGGTGCTTCAATCTTTGATAACCGTACTAAAAAAGTAAAAGCTAATGCAGAAACACCAGACGGCGTTTTGCTTTATGATGTTGATGTTACAGAAGACGATGCAGTTGCAAGTCTTGTCTATCGCGGTACTTTGCGAGAAGACAAAGTCAATGGTGGTACAGTACCTGAAGGTGCTAAAACTGCTTTGAAACATATCCAATTTGTGAAAGGAGCTTAATTTATGCCTTTAATTTATGATGTTATGACAGCGGGGAATGTGTCTGGTTACTGGAATGCTAGTCAACAAGCAGTTGATTCTACAATCGGTGAAAAAGTGTTCCCTGCTCAAAAACAACTTGGACTGAAATTATCTTACGTCAAAGGTGCGTCTGGTCGTCCGGTCGTATTGAAACCGTCTGCTTTTGATACAAAAGCAACACTTCGTGAACGTATGGCTGTTGAATTGGTTGATAAAGAAATGCCGTTCTTCAAAGAAGCTATGCTCGTGAAAGAAGCTGACCGACAACAATTGAACCTTATTGCTCAAACTGGTAATCAAACATTGATTGATACAATTACAGCTGGTCTGTTTGATGATGCAACAACGTTACTTTCTGGTGCTCATGCTCAATTAGAAGCTATGCGTATGTCAGTACTTGCGACTGGTAAGATTGCTGTTATCTCAAACGGTGTTGCTCTTGATTTTGATTATGGTGTAGCTGATGACCATAAAGGAAAAGTCAAAACAGCGTGGTCAGATGCAGATGCAGCTACACCGCTCAAGGATATTGACACAGCTATTACAGCGATTGAAGAGCTTGGTAACAAGGCGGAAGTAGCTTACATGAGTGCTAAGACATTTGCGCAACTTAAAAACGCTAAATCTACAACAACATTGATTAAACCGCTTGCACCAACAGGAGCAGGAGTTACTAGCCAAGAATTGAAAGACTATATCCAAGATAATTATGGTTTGACTATTGTTGTTAAATCAGGTACTTACAAAGATGCTGATGGTAAAATCAAAAAATATTTCCCAGATGATAAAGTCACTTTTGCACCAAATGCGGCACTTGGTAAAACAATGTTTGGTACAACGCCTGAAGAATCAGATTTGATGGGTGGTAACAACGCTGTTGAAGTGTCTATTGTTGATACTGGTATCGCAATCACAACTAAGAAGCTTGATGATCCAGTCAATGTTAAAACTAAAGTATCTATGATTGCTTTACCATCATTTGAAAACATTGACGAAGCTTATATGCTTAGCACTACACCAGAAGTTTAATCGGGAGGTAGTTAATGGCTAAAGTAATTGCAGGTTTTCGAGACAAAGAAACACAGATTGTCTATGTAATCGGTGACGATTACGACGGTTCCCGTGTTGCTGAACTTACAAAAGCTGGTTTCTTGAAGAAAGAAGCTACAAAGAAAGCCACTAAATAATAAACAGGAGGTGTTCAATGACGCTGACACCACTTGATGAAACTAAAATTATCCAAAATGTTAAATTGGATTTAGAAATTACTGATAAATTACAGGACGGTTTGTTAAAAATGCTGTTAGACCGAGTGGTAAAACATTTTAAAGCAGAATATGGCGTGTCTGACATTGACGACGCCTATTCTTTTATCTTTGAGGATTGTGTTATCAAGCGATTTAATAGACGTGGTTCAGAAGGGGCACAGTCAGAAAGTGTAGAAGGACATTCAGTTTCCTATTATGAAAACAAGAACGAGTTTCTACCCTATGATGACATGTTGCAAAAAGCTTTTGGACAGTCTGGGCAGTCACGACCAGGACGGGTGTTTATCTTATGAGATATGCTGACAGAGTTATTCTAATCACCGAAACGACCGAAGCTGATTTTTTAGGTGATAAGGTTATCAAAAAAGAAAGCCAACCGATACCATGTTTTCGTGGTGGACTAACCATTGAAGAACAAATGGCAGTTTTTGGTAAGTACAGTCTTGATAACTTTAAGTTATATTTAAAAGGTCATTATGATGGATTTGAAACAGTAAAATATCACGGTAAGACGTTAATGATTGCTGGCAAGATTCATCACAATAATCACACGGTGATTTATTTATGAGCGTATCTTTTAAGGTCAAAGGTGTAGATCGCCTGGTTAGGCAGCTTGCTATTAAAAGCAAACAAGCTCGTATTGCGACTGATAGACAGTTAGAATTATCTAGTAAGCGTATTGAACGCATGGCTAAGGTAAAAGCGCCAGTTGATACTGGTGCACTGAAAAATTCAATTTTTTCAGCAAAAGCAGGCAATCTAACTTATAAAGTTACTGCACCGCAACATTATGCAATATATGTGGAAAAAGGAACCCGTAAAATGCGAGCACAACCGTACTTGAAACCAGCACTTGATGCTGAACGACCAAAATTAATCAGCAATTTACGCAAATTATACGAAAGATAGGTGATATATGACGACTTATTCACCATCAACTTTATTTTTAAAAGAACTACACGATAGATTGGAAGTGTTAGCTATTCCAATCTATTTTAAATTGCCCAATTCAGACGTTTTAGAGCCTTTTATCGTGATTGGGTCAAATTCATCGGATACTTCACGAACAGCGCAAACAGGGGCTGTTATTGAAGATATTACGGTAAATATTGACATCTTTTTAGATGGCTCAAGTAGGACTGATGCAGAAGAAATTAAATCTAAGGTTTTAAGAGCGTTAGGGCGTAGAAACGCAACAGCTAACATTATTCCAGATAACAGCATAGGGCGTGAAGTATATCACGTCTCTATTGTTGTGTCTGACACTATTTATTAAAAAAGGAGATAAATTACATGACAGAACAAATCAAAGTAACGACTGCTAAACCATTGTCTGGTAAGAAGGTCTTTTACTTTATTCAATCTATTCATGCTAGAATTGGTAGCAATGCAATCCTACCAGCTTATCGCACTGATGGTACTTTAACACTTGGTGCTGAATATTCGGACGAGCAAACACAACAAGGTCTTTTGCTTGATAAAACAAGTACCAGCCATGAAATCGAATTGACGACTAAGTTTGCACCAAAAGACCCTTCAATTGAAGTTATCGAGCAAGCGAACGACACAGGAGAATCAGTTAAGATTTGGCGTGTTCTTGTTGATGAAACATTGAAAACACAAGCTGGTGAACCTGCAAAAGATGTTTATCCTGCGAAATTTGGCTATGCTAAAATCGGTGATATTGAATACAACGAAGGTATTGAAGACATTATCGAAGCTAACTACACAGCAAGCATTGTCGGTAAGCTAAAAAATGGTAAATTCCCATTGACTGCCGAAGAAATTGCTTTGCTTAATGAAGTCTATGACTATCAAAATCCGGGTGAAACAACTGGTGATTACGATAACATCAAGAAAACAGATGAATAATCTATCAAGGTTGGATATTACATCCAGCCTTTTATTTTTTAGTTAGGAGACAACTCACTTTATGGAATTTAAAGTTAAAAATAAAATCATTGAAATTAAGTTTGATTACCGCACAATGTTTAAGGTTGACAAACAACTTGCCACTAAAAATAAAGACACTGGTGCAAGTAACAACGACGGTGTCGGTACATTGTTTAACAACATTCTAAATCGTAATGATGAGGGACTTGTTGATTTAATTCTTTTGTCAGCTAACAAAGCGTTTAGTAAAGCTATTTCAGAAGATGACGCTATCACAGCGATTGAAACCTGGCTAGTGGATAATGACGCTGATGACACGGAAAGCTTGTTTGAAGAAATTCAACAAGAAATGGTTGACTCTGGTTTTTTCAAGAACAAGATTTTGAAATATATCGGAAACTTAGAAACAGCAGTAGAATACATGAAAGCGCAAGAGGACAGCGAAGCGCTTCAAGTCGAAATTACCGAAAAACTTATTGGCAAGATGAAAAGTGCACTATCTTAACTGAGTGTGCACGTCTTGGTTTAACAGACTTAGAAACAATCTACTCTTGCAACAAATGGGAACTTGACGCAATTTTAGAGGGGCTTCATTACAGACAGATTGATTTTCGCGAAAATCTATCAGAGCTTGCTATGGAAATGCGCTACACTATGAATGCTAAACGTGCTAGTGCAAATAAACTTAGCAAGAAAAAAGACAGAAATAAAGTTAAACAAGCCTTTCATGCAAATAACAATAAGCAAACGACTAATAGTAGTCTTGCTGAACGTCTGCAAAAAGTCAATGACCATTTCATGAACAGATAACACAGAAAGGGGGAGTTATATGGCAGAATTTGATGGCTCAATTTATGCCTATGTCGGTGCTGATATTGCTGATTATCAAGCGGCAATGAATAAGATTACAACTGCAACACAGCGTGCTTTTGAGAAAGCACAGGATGCAGCTGTGAATAATTCTAATCGTTTAGTTCAACGTGTTGGTCAAATTATGGCACAGTTGGCAAACAATGGCGAATCACTTGGTAAACGTTTAGGAACAGCATTTAGCACAGGCTTAAATCTGTCTATTGGCGAAATTCAGCGTATAGCTTCATCAATTGGCGAAAAGATTCCTCAGCCCATAAAAAATGGGTTTAATACCGCTTTAACAGCTATACAGAGTGGTGTCAACTCAATAGCTAATAAAATCCCTCAGCCTATTCAAAACGCTTTTACAAAAGCAACTAGCTCAGTTTCTAGCTTTGCTACATCGGCGACTAGCAAGGTTAGCTCAGCATTTAGCATGATTAGTTCAAAAGTAAGCAGTGCTTCAAATACAATCAGTAATTCTTTTGTTGGGAAAGTAGGAAGTAGTCTTACTAGCTTAAGTAGTAAAGCTGCAAGTGTTGCGACTAAAATGGCTAGTTCGCTTGGTTCTGGCTTTTCAAATTTGTCTAGTAAGGCCACTACTGCACTAAATGGTATTAGTTCAAAAATGGGAGAGCTGGGAAATAGTATTACTAAAACTACTTTGACAGTTACAGCTCTTGGTGCGGCATTTGCAGTTTTCCAAGGATTTAAGGCTGCGGTTGCTGGTTCAGTTTCAAAAGCAGCAGAATTCGAAGAAAAAATGAGCAACATCAAGGCTCTTACTGGTGCTAGTTCTGAAACAATGAAGCAATTCAATGCTGCTGCTCAAAAAGCTGGTGCGGATACTGCATTTTCAGCCAGTGAAGCAGCAGACGCTATCGCTGAGTTGAGTAAAGCAGGGGTTGATACAGCCTCTATTTTAAATGGTGGTTTGACTGGTGCTCTTAACTTAGCCACTGCTGGTGAACTTAGTTTGACGGAAGCAGCGGAAGTGGCTTCAACAGCGCTTAACGCTTTTAAATCTGATAATTTAAGTGTTACCGATGCAGCTAACCAGTTAGCAGGTGCAGCGAATGCTTCAGCAACAGATGTCCACGAATTGAAATACGGACTTTCTGCCGTTGCAGCGGTTGCCTCTGGTGTTGGTATGTCATTTAATGACACAACTAACGCTCTTGCAGTCTTTGCACAAAACGGCCTTAAAGGCTCTGATGCAGGTACATCTCTTAAAACAATGCTTTTGAATTTGTCGCCACAAACCGATAAAGCGGCAGCTCAAATGCAACAATTGGGCATTATTACTGCTGATGGAGCCAATCAATTCTATACAGCAGAAGGTAAGCTTAAGTCATTTAGTGAAATCTCACAAATCTTACAAGATAGCTTGAAAGGTTTGACTGCTGAGCAACAACAGAACGCTCTTAAGACAATGTTTGGTACTGACGCCATTCGTGCTGCTAACATTGCTATGAAAGAGGGTGCTGCTGGAGCAGATGCCATGCAGGAAGCAATCAGTAAAGTTACTGCAGCAGATGTGGCTATTCAAAAACTTAACAACTTAAAAGGTGCTGTTGAATATTTAAGTGGTTCGTTTGAAACCTTGCAAATCCAAATCGGTAGTGCAATGCTTCCTGGTTTGCAAGGTGTGGTTAAGATTCTTGATAGAATGATTGACAGTTTTAGTAAAAGTAAGGTTGTTGACCAATTCGTCAAGAAAGTTCAAGACGTCTCACTTGCACTTTATCAAATTGCATTCGGTGCAGATGAGACTAAAAAGAAAATTGATGAAATGTTTTCTGGTGCAGATGCTGATGCTAAGAAACTAGAAACTAAAATTGAACCAATTGAAAGACTTAAAGCTGCAGCATCTAACGCAATGCCAGCAATCGCAGGTTTAGTTGGTTCGTTTGCTTTTGGTCCTGCTTTGACAGATTTAGGACTACTTGGTACTGGATTAGGGATCATCGGAAAAAAAGTGAATTCATTTAGTTCTATCATAAGCAATGCTTTCACCAACGCAGGTGGATTAATTGGTGTTTTAGCTGGTAAAATGAATGGCTTATCAGGTGTATTTGCAAATGCAGCAAGTACTGGTCTATCTGTGTTAGGTGGAATGACTTCGACAATGGGAAGTATTGCCAAATTAGCACTTGCTTCAATTGGCCCTGCAGCAATTCTTGGTTTAGTCGTTGCTGGTCTTGGTTTGATTAATAGCCAATTTGGCGCACAGATTGACCAGTTACTAGCTACAGTTACCACTAAAGGACCACAAATCATCACGAACTTGGTAAACGGTATTACAGGTGAAATTCCACTTTTGATTGCATCAGGTACAGAATTAATTGCTAAATTTGCTAATGCATTTACTGTGATGTTCCCAGTTTTAGTGCAAGCAGGTGTTCAATTAATCTCTAGTCTTGTTCAAGGCGTGGGAGCTAATGCTGGTAGCTTGATTGCGTCTGCTATTCAAGTGATTGGTACATTTGTTAGTTCGATTGCTAGTGCATTACCACAACTATTGTCTGTAGGTATGGACTTTATTGCAAATGTCGTCAATGGTTTGGTTCAAAATTTACCTTTGCTTTTACAATATGCGCAACAGATTGTTGATAATTTTGGTCAAAGTTTATCTGCTAACATGCCAAACATCATTTCTAAGGGTATTGAGATTATCACTAACTTAGTTCAGGGAATTATCCAGAATTTGCCAACAATCATTTCAATCGCTACGCAGGTTATTACTGGATTCATCACAGGCTTAGCTAGTTATTTACCACAAATTTTACAAGGTGGTATTCAAATCATTGTAATGTTGGTACAAGGTATTCTTCAGAACTTGCCACAAATTGTACAGTCTGCGGTTCAAATCATTCAATCGTTGATTCAAGGAATTACACAAAACTTACCGCAAATTATTGCTGCAGGCATTCAACTTGTTGGTCAATTAGCAGTAACAATTATCCAAAATATTCCACAAATTCTTGCAGCTGGGGTCCAACTTATTGCTGGACTTGGTCAAGCTATGTTAGAAGCTATCCCTAACGCTTTGAAAGGTGTTTGGGACGGTATTAAAAACGGCTTTGGTTCGTTGTGGGACACAATCACTGGTAAAAGTTCTGAAACTACTGCGAAAGTTAGCAGCGATGTCACTCAAATGACTAATACAATTGCTGCAGGAACAGGCCAAATGAGTGCACAGACTAGCGCTGACACAATGGCAACGCTTAACAGTATTAGTCAAAATACTGGTCTTGCCAATTTGAATGCGACTAGCAACGCAACTCAAATGGCGTCAAATGTCAATGCGCAGACTGGTATCATGAGTGTTCAAGCACTTAATGATTCAATTGCTATGGCAAACGGTATTAATGCTGGTACAGCACAAGCAAGTACTAATGCAACAACTAATGCTCAAAATATGAAGAGTGAAGTTAACCGCATGAGTGGTGAAATGAGCTTCCAGACAATCAATGATGTTAATAATATGGCAAATGGCGTTGCTACCGGAATGACTACAGCAAGTACTAATGCAACAACTCAAGCGCAAGCTATGGCAAACGGTGTTAATACAGCAGCATCAAGCATGAACCTTGGTGCTGTCAATCAAGCATTGAATTTATCAGCGGGTGTATCAAGTAATATGCAAAATGCACAAGCAAATGCAAACAATTCAGCAGCTGTTATGAATAGCGGTGTTAGTGCAAACATGGCATCAATGCAAGCTAACGCAAGTGGTTCAGCTAGTGGATTATCAAGCAATATCACATCTGAGCTTAATTCAGCCGCTTCATCTGCTAACTCAGCATCATCACAAATGGCGTCAAACATCACTAACAACTTCAATAAGGCTAAGTTATCTGCAACATCATCAATGAATGGCATTGCAAATGCAGTTAAAAGTGGTATGAACAAAGTGACTAGCAGTGTTCAATCTTCCGGAAATAAGATGAATTCTACATTTACTAATTCGTTTAATAAAGCGAAAAGTGCTGCACAATCTGGTATGAATGGTGTCCGTTCAGCTGTTCAAAATGGTATGAATGGTGCTGTTGCAGTAGCAAGTAGCGCAGGTAGTCACATGGTATCAATCATGTATAGCACGGCTGGTGGTATGCAATCGGCTGGTTATTATGCTGGTGCTGGTTTTGCAAGTGGTCTTGCAGGCTCAGCAGGCTATATCTATGCTGTTGCAGCTGGAATCGCAGCACGAGTAACAGCAACAATTCGTAGAGCATTAGATATTCACTCACCATCTCGTGTGATGAAATCACTCGGTGGCTATACTGGCGAAGGCTTCGCTATTGGCATGTCTGACTGGATAGGTAGAATCAACGACATCAGCAAAGAGTATGCGTTAGCTGTTACAGACCAAAGCTGGGGTGTCAACGGCACTATGGCAATTGCTGGTAGCGTTAGCACATCTGGTCTATCATCTTCACTTGATAGCTTGTCAGACGAAGTGAAAAACAGTGAATTGTCACAACCGGTCTTTGAAGTACACAACGAATTGGTTGGCGACAAGATTTATACAACTGTGAAAGAACGTGAAGCGAGAGAAGATGCTAAAAATGATTATTTTAATTATTAGAAAGGTGAAACATGGATTTATTAATTACGAAAGGAACGGCATCAGTCAAGCTGTCTGACTACGGCTTTTATAATATTAATATTGACGACAGCGCACCTGGAATCTCTCTTGATAAGCGTTCTGTCACTGGTCGTAACGGTACGGTATTTGGTGGTGCAACATTTACTGCTAAAGTCATTAAAGTGACTGGACGTGTAGCTGTTACGAATGTCCAAGAGTTCTTAAGTTTAAAAGATGATGTATTTGGCTTGTTACTAGATGACGAGCCTTTTTATATCACTAAAATGTACCCAATCAATACTGATTTTTATAATTTTCAAATCCCTGGTCAAACGGCTGGGGATTTAGATTTTGTAAATCAACCACACACGGCTTGGCATTATCGTTGGAAAGTCACTGCAGAAGGCGAAGCTGATTTCACTTTTGTTGGCAATTATGGTCAAGGACTAAAATATGATTTTTCAATTAGTTTTATTACTGCTGAATTGCCATATGGTGAAACAACGCCGAAAACAGTAACACTAGCTAACAATCAGATTGCTTATGCTGGAACTGCTAAGTTATCGCAGTTGGAAGTTCCGTTTGTCGTTGAATTAACAGCAATAGGTAATCAATCAAACTTTTATCTTGAAATTGGAGATAATCGTTTTACTTACTCACAATCAGGCAATATTTCTGCAGGTGATATTTTTAAAATTTCTGGCATTGAAACAACAAAGAATTTAGAAAATGTTAATGCACGTACTAATTATGCGTACTTTGTTATTAAACCTAGTCCAACAAAAAAGGTTAGTTACAAAACTGACTTTAAGGGCACAATAAAAATTTTAAACTTTAAAGAACTATATAAATAGGAGGTGATAGTTTGATTACATTTTTAGATGAAAGAGATGTTGAGCATGGTGCACTTGCCACTATTAAAGTTACAAATGCTGTTAACGGTGAATGCTCACTGACTGGTGAAATTGAATCAGGCGATTATGTCCTAACAAATATCGAACGTGGCTGGCGTTTACGTTTTGATGATGAGTTTTATGTAGTAACTTACGCAAAGCCAATTGATGATGGTAAAGGTACGCATGTTACTTTTGACGCTGTTCATCAATTTTTTTGGGACTTTGATAAGTCATCAGTGCATGAACAATTAAATGATGGTTCGCATACGTTCTTGACTTACCTTGATTTCATATTCACTGGCAGTGATTACACGTATACAATTGACCCTCTATTGAAGGTCTATGCTTTTGAAAAACAATCATTTGGTTATAAGAGCCGTCTAAAATTATTTAACGATATCATCACTTCATCAGGTGTTGAATTTCAAGTAAATGGCAAAGTTGTCAGAATCCTAGAAAAAACAGGAACAGACTTATCTACAGTCGTTCGTAAGAATTTCAACATGAATGAGCTCGGCATTGAAAAGCATATTGGTGATTTTGTCACTTACCAAAAAGGTTTTGGTGCGTGGATTGATGAGAATGACCACTCAAAGGGGCGTTTAGTTACTGAATACACTAGTCCATTGGCTAGCGTATACGGAAAACTTGAAGCTGAACCTTTAGTTGATGAACGTTATACACAAGCAGACAACATGATTGCTGCATTAAAAGCTAACGTTGATAATTCTTACAGCATCTCGATTACTCTTGACATGGAAGATTTAACTCGTGCTGGTTATGATTATACTCAACCTAGAGCAGGTGATTACATCATGGCTATCAATGAAACATTAGATTTTCAAGAAAAAATTAGGATTGTTTCATTTACTAGTGAATATGATGTATCTGGTCAGTTGGTTAAACATGAAGCGACTTGTAATGACATTGGTGTAGTCAAGAAATTATCAGCAAGTTACAACTTAACTAAAGAACAAGCTCAAAATGCGTCAGATTCAGTAGGTAAAGCTGTAGAAATGGCTAATAAAGCACTAGTTTCTGCAGATGGTAAAAGTACTGTTTATTTTGGTAATGAATTTCCAAAAAATGAGCCAAAAGGTACATTACATAAAGGTGACTCACTTTATTTGACAGTCGGCGACACAACGAAAATGTATTACTGGACTGGAGCAGATTGGGAAGAGCTACCCATCGTTAATGATGTTGAAGCATTCAAAGAACAGATTGCTGATGAACTAAAAGACGTTCCAAATCGTGAAGAATTCGAAGCGACTATTACAGAAAAACTTGCTACTTCAAAAGCTGAAATTAAAACACAGATTGACACAGCTAAAACACAGGCAGAATCAAATGCTAAAGCCTACGCTGATGAAATCAACCAGGCAACAGCAGAAGTCGCAGAACAAGCGAATACAGCTGCCAACAGTTTAAAATCTGACTTAGCCAAAGTCAAAACTGATTTGACTACCACAACGTCAACTGCAAATGCTGCTAAGACGTCAGCGAGTGAAGCTAAACAACAACTCACTACTGTAGCTAACGATTTGTCTAAAGCCAAAACAGACTTGCAAAACGCAGTTAGCGCGGTTGACACAAAAGCTACGAATTTGCAGAGTGATGTATCAAATCTCAATACAAGTTTGTCTAACACAGCTAAAGCGTTGCAGACACAAGGCATGACATTAGCTAATCAAGCTAAAGAGTTACAGACACAAGCTAGTCAGTTAACAGCACAAGCAAAGGCACAAGAGACGTTAACCACACGGGTAGAGAACGTTGAGACTACTGCCAACGGCACTAAGACAACAGTCAGCGAATTAAGTAAAACAGTTGCTCAAAATGGCAAAGACATTACAAGTGTGTCGAACCGTACTAAGACGGTTGAAACTGGTTTAACTAGTGCTAAGACGTCAATTAGTGAACTCCAAACAAGTGTATCAACAGCTCAAACTGATTTAACGAATCTGACTAAGCGAACTAAGACTGTTGAAGATGGCTTGACAGGAACTAAAACTAATCTTAGTGAGTTAACACAAACTGTTTCAAACGATGGTAAGACGATTGCTAGTCTAACCAGTCGAACTAAAACGGTAGAGGACAGCGTAAGTGGTCTTAAGACCACGATGTCAAGTGTGCAGAAAGATTTAACTGCTGTTACAACTCGCACTAAAACAGTTGAAGATGATTTGTCAGGAACTAAAACAACATTATCACAAGTACAGACAACAGCTAACAGTGCTAGTCAGAAAACAGCTGCTTTAGAAACTGGCTTGAATGGGCTGAGTGCTAGGTTTAGTAGTTTGAGGGTCGGCGGACATAATTATCTTCGAGGAACAAGCGATCAATATCAAACTTTGACAAGCAATAATTATATTTTAGGTTACACCGGCAATAAAAATATAAGCTTTCTGGATTTGTTGGAACCTTTGAAAGGTGAAACAGTCACAATCAGAAGCTACATTAAAAATGACACAGATTCCCCGGTACGAATTCAAATATGGTTCACGGGCGGAGGAATTAACGGAAACCCAGTCCCAGCTCACGAAGAAGGCTACTCAGTCGCAACTGGCAAAATATTGGAAAACTTCGCGTCATGTAATGTCGCTTTTGTACAGGTCGGTGGCGGTACGAAGAATGGTGGAACTATTCAGCATAAGGAAGACAAGCTCGAAAAAGGCAACATCGCAACAGACTACAGTCCGAGCGATGCTGACCTCGAGCAAAAAGTAGCCGAATACAAACAGAACGCAGACCAAAATTATGCAAGTTTGCAAACGACCGTCCAAAATCTGGACGGAACAGTGCAGCAGAACAAGACTGTCGCAGAGCAAACGGCAGCAGGCTTTAAGACACGTATTGAAAGTCTGGAAACGTATAAAGATGGCGAAACCACACGAGCTAACCAATACTTTGAAAGTGCTAAGACTGAAACAGCACGTCAATTGACTGCAGAACGCACAGCGATTGCTAAGGATTATGTGGCTAAGTCTACGTACATTAGTGATGTGACTGGCATTCGTAATGACTTAACAGCAACGACTGCGACTGCAAACACGACTAAAACAAATCTTGCTAACTATCAAGCTAGCAATGATAAACTAGTCGCTAATCTACAAAGTAATTTGCAAACGACAAATGGTAATGTCAGTAGCCTAAAAACAAAAGTCGAAGCAGTACCTGGGCAGATTACAAGTGCAGTGTCAGCTGTTGAGGGTAAAATTCCGACGAGCGTCGGCGGTAGGAATTACATCAAAAACTCGGAATATCGCAAGACGTCAATATATGTCAATGATAATCAAGTGCAAGATGAAGCGTTTGATATTTCAACAACGTTTTGGCAAAACAGCGAAGTGTATAGCAAGAAAATCAAATTATCATTTTACTATCAGCCTAGTAAGCCGTACGATGCTGCCCGTGAATTTTCAGTGTATTTCAGAACGGCGCCTTGGCCATTGATTGGGAAAGTGACGTATCCAGCTAATACTACTCGATTAATTAAATACACAATAGCAATGACGAATTCACTGCCAGCTAATTTTACGGCTAATCAAATTTTTATACGATTCAGTGGCAACCTTGACAAAGATCGCTACCACAATATTGAAAAAGTGATGTTGGAAATCAGCGACATTTTTACCGACTGGTCACCAGCACTAGAAGACACAATTAACCAAATCAATGCCGTATCTAGTGAATTGAAACAGACCAAAGATGGCATGACGTTACTTGCGACGAAGACAGAGCTAAACAGCGCTAAATCTGACTTACAATCTGGTATCACCACAGCTACCAATAAAGCTAATACAGCCCAAAACACAGCTAACAACAACACTAAAACAATAAGCACACACACTACACAGATTAGTGCATTAAATACTGGTTTAAGCGCTAAAGTCTCACAGACTGATTTCAATACGTTAAGCGGTCGTGTAACAACTGCTGAAAACAACATCACAGCGAAAGCTAACGAGTTGAGCAGCAAGATTAGTAGTGTCGAAGGCAAGATACCAAGCGGCGAAATGAATCTTGTTGAGTATGGCAGACCAGCCGATGGCCACAGCCCATATAATAATGTAGAATACGCAACACACCCATTTTATTACAATAGCGCTTTCAAAATGTATATTATTAAAAATACAACTACAACCGAGAAACTTGTAGGCATGAACCGCTTTAAAGTTGAGCGGAATACTGATTATACTTTGTATTTTAAAGGTTTTAACAATAGCACTATCACTAACATGGATGTCTGGTTTTTGAAACGTGTTAGTGGAAGTACAAAGGATTTTGACTCAGCACAAATCTTAGTTAGCGGTCGCAAGTTATCAACTTCAAAAGCAGAAGATGTTTCAGTAACTTTCAATACTGGCAACTATGATGAAGGTTATATTCGTTTCGATAACAACGGTTCAAAAACTGCAGGTACTCAAGCTGACTTGTTTTTCGGTGATGTTTCAGTTAAGAA